CCTTGTATTTTTGCGTTTCTAATTTCGTTTTCTCTGGTGTCTCGTATTTTTAAAATGTCGTATGCGCCTTCAGCATTTGCGTCAGCTAACAACCCCTGCACGGTGCTGTCTTGTGTGTCATCTACAAGCAAACCAGAGCCAGCAGCTCTTGCTTTAATAGCGCCTTTAAACTGGCTAGTTCTACGTCTTTGGTCAGCTTCTGCTTCATCAGCTTGCTGTTTAATTCTAACTTGGTTGTGCTGTGCAATAATTACATTATTACGAGCGATAGCAGCCTGATAGTTCGCCTGTTGCTTAGCAGCTTTTTGTGACTGATAAGTTGAATAGGCGCTAAGACCTGCGCTAGCTACTGTAGCTACTGCTGCCGTAATTGCCATTAGCTAACCCCTTTCGCATATACACGTTCAATAGGAGTGTAGCCAAGTCGTTCAAACACTTTACCTACATCTTTATGCAGCTTTACTTTATTAAAAATTTTCTGCACACCTTTTGATTTTAAAAACTCTTCTGACTTTTTTAATAATTTAACCCCGGTCATTCCTTTTCTGTGGGCTGGGTCTAACCAAAATACGTCTCCATCAGCCACTGACAATTGCTTATAATGCAGTGCTTGTGTCAGTATAAATATAGCGTACCCTACCAGCTCAGAACCATTACGGGCAGTGGTAACGTGCATTCGGTCATTACTATACAAAACGTCATAAACATCCCAGTCGGGCTGTAAATCTATTTTTGACTTATCCAATGCAATTTCTTCCCAGTGCTTAGGTAGTAATGGTCCAACATCTGCCACAAATTCTTTAAAATCTTCTTCTTGTATTGTTATCATCAATTTCCTCCCGGTACTACGTCAGGAATAATTGAAAGAACAGTTAGAGGCAGAGGGTCTCTCTGCTGTATTATTATTCGTCCGTCTTTATTCCATGACGGTGATAGTGTTAAATCTTTATCGCCTTGCAGCATATCCAATGGCTGACCATATAGCGCTGGCATACCAAACTTAGCTTCTTTTAAATGGTCTCTGTCTGGTCCTGTAACCATACCAAGACTACGCTCAGCTCTTATGGTAAGTCTGCCTATCTTCTTAGCAGCACCTTGAATAGCGCTAGCTCCTTCAGCGCCAGCAACATTAAGACGCAGCGTCTCTATCTCAGATATGTAATTTATACCTAAGTGAATGCGACTAGCTGGTGTAGTTAAACTAATGCTGCCGTTAGTTACTGTAGTGGCTGGTATAACGTACCCATTCGCAACACCAGTAATGCTCTCGCCCTCTAAATGCCACAAACCAGATAACGTAGTTACAGCTTTTCTAACTGTGCCGCCGTTGTGGTATTCTGCGAAAGCTGTTCCGTTTACATTAGTACCATTAAGTTGTAACTCAAAAGTAGTACTAGTAACACTATTAACAGTATAGCCGTTTCCCCTAACCTCATCCGATAACGAGAACCCCTGTGTCGTGTTGGTGTCGTGTTTGTATACATCCCAAATATCAACAGTGTCACCATTAGTTAATCCATGTGCTGTTGCTGTAGTTACTACAACCGGGTTAGCTTGAGTGTAGTTTGTTATAGTTATAGGATTATCTAAACTAGAACCTGCGTCTACAAAAAATCCATCTTGTATAGTTTTAAAATCTCGCTCTTTAAATCTTTCAATGTAACGTACTGTGTCACCGTTTATTACTCGCTCTACTAAAGCGTATGTAGCGTCAATATCGTTCTCTTTAACAGATGCTACAGATTTAAATTTACCTTTTGTTGTGTGTCTATGCCACGCAAATACCTCTTGCTCTCTAAGGTAAGTCAACCCTAACAACATCCCATCGTCACGCACACACCAAACAATAGAATACGGCGCTGGGGCATACGTCCAATCAGTCAGTGTATTATAATCTAGTAAGTGTCTAGCCAAAATAGATACATCATTACCGCTATAGCTATCCACCTCGTAACGGTAACCTAAGTCTCTGACGTTTTGACCGGGTTGTAAAAATAGGGCAACGTCACCAGAAAGTAATGGTGGTAATTGTGTAGCTCCAAAAAATGATTGTGGAGTAATTTGAATGCCTGACGGTGTGATAACATTGTCCACACCTTCTACTAACCATTCACCACCAGAGGTTAAAACAACTAGGTCTGACATAGGAACCAGATGCCTAATCTCATTAACTTTAGTACTAGCTATAGTTGCTATGATAGCGTCATCATCTCTAGCTGGTGATGATGTAGCAAAGTTGTTTTGGTTACCTGTCTGCGTCATAAACAAACGCTGTGGATGTTTGTTACTGTTTGCAAATACCCTACGTTGCTGAAAGTAAGCAACAGCGGAAGGATACTCATCAGTAGCAGCAAAAGGGTCTCTAGTTCTAGGCGGTGTATCGTCTAGGTCTGGAGCCATATTACTGTCTACAAAGCTAGTGTCTTCAGTACGTCCAATAAATCCATATATACCATTCTTCTCACGGTAAACATTATACGTTTGTGCTTGAGCTACTACACTCCAGCTTAAAGTATTGTTAATAGTCTCAGCGCCATTAGTAATTTTTATAAAGCCTACTAATAACGAACCACCAGAACCATATCCTGTGTACCCGGTGCTATCGACTTGGTTGTAATTAACATCTTCTAATTCAATAGTTGTGCTTGTAACAGTACCAGCTCTAAAACGCCTGTCGTTCAACTCAATCATGCCTGTGATATTTTCTAAATGAAAAGTGTCACCTGTTGATAATCCATGAGCTGCTGTAGTGGTCAAGATAGCTGGGTTAGCTTGCGTAACAAACTGCACACTAAATGTACCTGCTGTCCCGGTCAGGCTTTCCTCTGAGCTGTCAGAGTTAACGGCAGTCACTGCATACTTGTGAGTTTCTGAACCTGTAGTGCCTACGGCTACTTGTACGCTTCTAGGAAAAGCTTGCGCCGGGGCAAACGTAATGTCCGTTATTGTCCATGCATCGTGGTCTGTTCTAGCAATTTCTTTAGGTGGGTATGTAGGATGCACAATAGTCATGGTGTCTGCTGATTGTACATAATTTAATTCGTACAGCGCAGTCTGTGGATAAGGTGTGGTTAATTCAAATACTGTAGAAACAGTGCCGCCAGATGTGTATGTAGTAAAAGCACTGCTGTTAATCCCGGCTGTAGCTGAGTGTTCTAATTCTTTTAATGAAAATGTAGTTGTTGACAGAACAACGGCTTGAAAAGTTCGTCCGTTTAATTCTGTCATGCCCCCAATGTTTTGTAAAAAAACGCTGTCGCCTGTAGTTAGTCCGTGCGTTGCTGATGTGGTTATGACTGCTGGGTTCGCTTTAGTAATAGCAGATATGTTTTTTACTGTTGCGCTTTCTAATACCTGCCCCCCATCTTTGAAGACACGCATATAATAATCGCCAAATTCTAAGATATAAGTTTGCTCTGTGTTAAAAGCAAAAGGCAATAATCTTACAGTCTTTGTACTGTCTTTAACTTGTCCAATAAATTGCAATCCAGACCGGGTGGCAACACCACCATGCACCTGTACAAAAAAGTTCTCACATTTAGCTAATGAGCTTTTGTACTTCCCTATGTCTACTCTAGCGCCTATAGCTTCGGATACTTCACCCCCAGCTAAACTAGATTGAATTACTTTTGTCATAATACCTACCCATTAGACACTGTCTACCGTCTGCACCCCAAGCCTAGCAGTAATCCAATCTGCTTCTGGTTTGGCAGGTTCTATGCCCTCGCTGGCATCAGTTTCCCATGCACTATTACAATAGATAGTAGCTAGCTTTTCTAATTCCCCTGCAATACCTCTGTCACCAGTAAGGGGCATAGCTAGTTTTGCAGCAAGCTGGTAACTAAGAGCCATAACAAATTCTGGGTCAAAATCCTCAGTTGTTGTTATTCTGGCTGTGTAAATAATTTCTGCATCTTCTTGGTCCGTCAACACCACCCTGTTAGTGCTATACCTAGCCACCTCAAATTCAACCGGGGTCATGCCTCGTCCTAGCGGATTTGTAATACCTAAAATCCTGACTGCGTCTGTCGGGTATAAATACATAAAGGTCCATCCCCCCGGGACAGTACCTACGAGAGTTGCTGACACTACAAATTTCTTAGCAAAATTCCATGGATGCTGGCGCAGCAGTGCGTCTCTTGTATCTTCAAATATAAGATTAACCTGCTCAGCTTCTGGGGTCACCTCAGTCATTGATGATATATCAAATCTATCGCCAACGTGCTGTAGTGCCAATTTTGCTATTTGTACCTGTGATGCCATACTAGTCCTTTTTCTTTCTAACCTTTACTTTAGGTTTTTTAGCTGTTTTAGCAGCGTCTTTAAAATTTTTAGCTTTTGGCGCACCCGGGCTTCCCGGCTTACGCATCTTTTCCCCAGAACCTGCTTTTATTCTGGCTCTCTTTTTCCTGATGTTTTCATACAAACCCGGCTTAGCCATTATGTTTTGCTACCATTTCTTTGGCATCTGCTTTAGTCAGGTTATCGCCAATAACTTTACCTGCTAAATAAACATCGTACTTGCCTCTACCTTTGTGTACAGCGTG